TCAACAAAGAAAGAACAAGTGGAAGAATAGTAGATATAAAGCACTTGATTATTATAAAGGTAATACTAAAGAATATGTAAGTGATTATTTTAGTGAATCTACCTTATCTAAAGTTCCTATTGGTAATGTTAATATTACTAAAAGAATTATAAACAGAATATCACTTGTATATATGGAAGCACCTATTAGAACCTATACTAAAGAAGATGTTACTGATTACTTTAGTGGTAAAGACCACAAACTACAAAGATTAGAAAGAATGACTAACCTACTTGATGGTGTATTAATCAAGCCTTGCTGGAGAATTAAAGATGATGGAAGTGAATGTATAGAATATGATATTATTATGGACTATGAACCATTATTTAATGAGGATCCACTTAATCCTTATGCAATAGTATATCCAATTGCTCAAAAAGCAGAGGTATTGGATACTACTCCTGAACAATTTGCATACTGGGATTCTGAGAATCACTTTATATTTGATAAGAATGGAAAGATGTATACACATGATGATAATCCTGATATGGTTAATCCTTATGGTGTATTACCTTTTGTAGAATGCTTTAGAGATGGTAAGCCTGAAACAGATTACTTAGATACTAATGCTTCAACAGATCTGATACAAACTAACTTATCTATGAATGTAGCAGAAACTAATAAGAATGCTAACATAATGTTTCAATCATTTGGTTATTTGTTTGTTAATGGTGCAGGTATTGATAAAGACACAATGCAAATAGGACAAGATAAGATTAATTATTTAGGTGTAGATGGTAGTATCAGCATAGTATCTCCTCCCAATGCAGTTCCAGCACTTGATGAATCCATACAAAGCAGTTATAAGATGTTGGCTCAAAACTACCATCTCCCTATTTCTTTTGTTGAAGGAACTACTGCTGCTTCAGGTGTAGCTTTAAAACTAAGAAATAGTGAATTGACAGATGAAAGAAAATCTGATGTTACAAGGTGGAGGGATATTGAGTTTAAACTATTTGAACTTGAAAGAAAAATGATTGCAATAGAAGATGGTAAAGATGCTGGTGATTTAGAAGATGTAGATTTTAGTGAATCAGTAGAAGTGTTAAATGACCAAGAACAAAGAGATAAATGGGAATGGGAATTATCTAAAGGTCTTATTGATTTAGCAGATATACTTATGCAAAAGAATCCTGATTTAACAAGAGAAGAAGCAGAAGCTGAATTAGAGATAAGAAACAAAGTAGAAGAAGTAGAAAAAGAAACTAATCCTTTACTATCTATTTTACAACAGCCAGTATCAGAATAATGGCTATACAAAAGACAATAGATAAAACATCTAATAAAATATCATCTATATATATAAAAGGTATAACAGATATAGTAGATAACTTATTAAAACTTAAAGAAGGTGTAAGCAATAAAGATTTTGCAACATCATTATTAAGTTTAGATATGAAAGAAATAGTTAAATCAAAATTATCTAATATAAACAAAGAATATGTTAAGGCTCATGTTGAAGTATTAAAAGATATAAAACCACAGGTTAATAATGACAGAAGCTGAAATACAATTACTTATAGCTATGGATTCAGAGGTATGGGAAGCATATTTACCATATCTTGCTGCACAAATGCAACAACAAGTAGCATCAGGAGTATTTGCTGGATTAACAACACAACAAATAATAGCTAATATAGAATCAGCAGCATTATCTGCTTCACAAGTAGAAACATTAATTACAACATCATTAAATAATTATTCAAGATCAGTAACTACTGCTATGATGGAAGGAGAACCTGATAATACTTTATATCAATACATTGGACCAATAGATGGAAGAACAAGAGATATATGTTTACAAATGGGTAGTGCTGGAACAATTACAAGGTTAGAAATAGAAAAGGCATTTGGATCAAGTGTTTTAATATATGGAGGAGGATATAATTGTAGACATAAATGGCAATCTGTATCTGAAGTTGGAGTAAGCAAGAATTTTTATAATCCAAAGAAAGCAGAGGAATTATTAAGTGGCAATAACTAAGCTATCACATAAACCATTTTGGGATAGGGTTGGTAAAAATGCAAGAGATATGATTAAAAAAATTATATTTGATGATGGTAATAATGTTTATGGTGGTAAATGGCTTGATGGGAAATATTCTACTGCTTATGGGATAAAGAAATCAGCAAACAAATTTAAAAGACAATCTTCAACAAAGATTGCTCCAGTATTAACTGGTGATTTAGTAAATGATTTAGGCTCATTTGTAAAAGGAAATCCAAATGGATTCCAAACAGGGTTTCCAACTTATGGTAATATAGTAGAAAGTTTAAGGAAAAGATTTGGTAAGAAGGGAACTATAACATCAAAAGATAGACCATTGCCTATTGAGGTACTAAAATATGTAGCAAGAGAATATCATAAACATATTAAAAAAAACCAAACTTGTATAACAAGAAAGCATAAGATTGGTAGAAAATAATAATTGTATAAAAGATTTAGTAAGTTATATTATAAATAAGAATTTTCAACTAAAACTCAACAAACAGAGGTAAAAAATGTCAGAAGAAAATGTTACTCAAACAACTGAAGATACTCAGGATAATAACAACAGCACAGAAGCTGATAATAAAAATGTTCCATATGATAGATTTGCAGAAGTTAATCAAGCAAAGAATGATTTGGCAGGACAAGTTGGTAAGTTACAAGCACAGATTGATAAAATGAATCAGACTACTAAACAACAACAAGAGAATAAAATGGTAGAAGATGGAAAGCTAAAAGAGGCTCTTAATATTGTTCAGAAGGAAAGAGATGATTTTAAAGTTCAAGCAGAGCAATGGAATACTTATCAAACTGATAAAAGAGAATCATTAATGGGCAAATTAACTGAAGATGATGATAAATCTATTGCAGATGGTTTGAGTTTAGATAAATTAGAAAAGTATGTAAGTAAGGTTGTTAATGTTTCTGCACCTTCTACTTCATCTGCAAGGGCCACTACTGGTAAAGCAGGTGATATGGGTGGGTATTCTTCTTATGCTGAATGGGCACAGAAAGACCCTAAAGGTTACCAAGAAGCTAACAATTCAGTTCAAGGCTCAGGTATAAAAATTGGCTACTAAGCAAAATCATAGTGTTTTAGCTGGAGTTGATTATGATCCTAAAGGTGATATGGAATTAAAGCCTAAAGAAGATGGTGATGTAGATGTTAAATATAAGAATGGTAAAATGACCTTTGATGAATACATTGATGAAATGGAAACAAGGACAAGTAACCATGCTGATGGCAAACCTATATCTAAATCTATTGGTTACTTTGGTGGCTTTGGTGAAGGAACTTTAAACAAACCATACAAGCAAAATAAAAAATAAATCTATCAAAATGAAGCCTTAAACAAGGAGCTGAAAGATAGATATGGAGGGTCAATAAAATGGCTGAAACAGATACAGGTGTTGCTCAAGGTGGATTAGGCAAAACTATTGGTGATGCAGTTATAGCATTTAATCACACCAATGTTATGCTACCTTTGGTAACATCAAAACAAGCAGTAAAGGGTGCTATTACAGTACAATTTCCTGATTATACAAAAGTAGCTTCAAGTAGTGTTGCAGCAGCAACAGATGGTGGAGATCATACAACAGTTGCTTCAATTACAACTGCTGCAAGAAGTGCTCTTGTTAGTGAGCATGTAATTAGAGCAGATGTAAGTGATTTAGCAAGAATGGGTAATGCAGATGATTTAGCAGGTAATGTTGGTGCTGTATTAGGTAATGCAGTAGCAGCTAAACTTGATGCTGATTTAACAGCATTGGGTACTGGTTTTTCACAAACAGAATGTGGTGCAAGTACTGAATTAGCATTATCTCATGTCTTTGGATCTATGAGACAGTTAAGAGCAGCTGGTGCTCCTTTTCCATACAATTTGGTTTTATCACCAAAACAAGTATGGGGTGGCAAAGGATTAATCTCATTATTGCATGATGATGCTGTAACAGGATCTAATTCTAAACCTATGTCTTTAATGGGACAAAAAGGTGAAGAAGCAATTGCAAATGGTTGGGTAGGTTCAATAGCAGGATTTAATTGTTATTGGTCTGACCAAATTAATGAAGATGTTGGTTCTGGTGGTGATGCTGCTGGATTTGCATTTTCAAAAGGTGCTGCAGGACTTGCAATTGGACCTGAAGGTCTATTTAGATTAGAAACAGAAAGAAATGCTTCATTCAGAACCACAGAATATATTGCTTGTGGTTTTTGGGGTGAAATTGAGATAAAAGATGCCTTTGGTGTTTATATCTTATCTGATGTTTCTTAATTAGTTATATTGAAAACAATAACAGGGAGCAGGTCAAACTGCTCCTTGTTTTAACTTGGAGAAAAAATTTATGGAACAATATTTTAAAAAAGCAGATGGAACAATTATCAAGGTTAGTCCTAATCATGATATAAATTCACTAAAAGACAGATTTACTGAATGTGATGCTGATGGTAATGAGATCAAGGCAGAGAAGCCTAAAAAAGAAGCTAAAAAAGAGCCTAAGAAAGCATCAAAGAAAGATAAAAAAGAAGATAAATAAATTATTATGAACCTTGTTCATGGTAGCCAACCTTAAAGGAGAATGAAAATGGCAGAAACAGAATTAAGAAAATATGCAGTAGTTGAGAAGTTAAACAAGATGGAAGTTGATTTAATTACTTCTACACCTAACATAGCTGAAGCAACTTATTCAACTGGTGATTTAATGACAGAACAAAAAGCTATTGAAAATGCAGCAGCAGTAAAAGGTGGAAGCTGTATTTTACAATCTGTTAGTGCAATAGATACATCAGATACAGGTGGAACTATATATTTAATTATAAGTAATGGTTCAGATGATTTAGGAACAGTTGGTAGTGCAATTAATGCTGCAGATGCTATTGCAGATAATAGTATGGCTATTGTAGAACTTTCTAATTGGACAGATGTTGGTGGTGCAAAAGTTTGCACAAAAGGTAATATTGGATTAGTATGTAAGGCTTATACAACAAAAAAAGATATATATTATGGTGTAGTTAATGTAAGTGGTGGTGATATTGTTATTGGCACAGATGAAGATATTATCTTTCATTTTGGTGTGGTAAAAGATTAATGTTTGTTACAAGAAGAATAACAACAAGTGGTGGTGGTGATGTATTCAGAGATGAATATTCTTTAGCCTTTGATGGTACTGATGATAATATAAGGATACCTGAAATAGAATATAGTGTTCATGATGCTGATTTTTCATTTGTTTTTTGGTGTAAGAGGGCTGCTACTAATGCTACTCATGTTGTATTAGGAAGCACTGCTGCTTCAGGAGCAAAACATATAAGATTTACTGATTCAGGAGTTATTGAATTTGAAAGTGATACTGCAGCAGATGCTGCTGATATTACTTTAGCAGTTGATGATACAAATTGGCATCATTATGTAGTAATAGCAAGTTCAGGAACTGTAACTGCATATCAAGATAGAGTGTCATTATCAGTTTCAGGAGATGTTGGTTCTAATAATGTAACTTTTGATACTATTGCAGGGCAAAGTACAGGTGGCACAACAAGAGAATTTAATGGCAATATTTCAGAAATAGCAGTTTATAATATTGCTTTATCATCAAATCAAGTAAACACCATATACAATGGTAGAGAACCTTACAATCACAAAGAAGGTGTAGCATCAGGCAATTTACAGGCTTGGTGGAGAATGGGTGATGGTTCTTTAGATGAATATGCACTTATATGTGATGAAACAAATGCTACATTAGGTTCTGATTTAATTACCAATGGAGGTTTTGATGCAGATAGTGATTGGGTTCACACAAGGGGAAATTGGGAAATAAGTAGTGGTACATTGAACACAACCTCTGAAACTGATTATATGCATCAAGGAATAGGTGAAAAACAAAATATGGTTATGTTAGTTACATATAGTATATCTTCTTATACATCAGGAAGTGTTAAATTTAGAATTTTTGGTGATTCATCTACAGTTTATGGAACTGCAAGAAGTAGTGTTGGAACTTTTGCAGAATATATATTATTTCCATCTGACCACAATGGTAGTGTTGGATTTCAAGGGACTTCAAGTTTTACAGGTTCAATAGATAATGTATCTGTTAAAAAAGTAGGTGATAATGCAGGTATTATGAACAATATGTCTGCTGATGACTTTGAAGGAGATACACCATAATGGATTATTCTAATAGAAAATGGGTTATAGTAAATGTATCTGATATAACAGATGAAATGATAGACAGTGCAATACAAACATCTATGGATACACTAAGAAAAACATTAGATGGCAGCAAAGCTATATTAAAGTTTAAAGGTGATACTCCAAGTTGTTTTGATGGACTAACTACTTACAATCATAGTGAGATATTAACAGAACTTGCTAAGAGTGATTGGACTTCTTCAGAAGAATGAGTTTATTAGATAAAATCAAAGAGCATGAAGGATTTAGATCAAGTGTATATCAATGCACACAAGGTGTAGACACAATAGGTTATGGCTTTGCTATTAAGGATTTAGAACTAACTAAAGAAATAGCAGAGCAAATACTAATTAAAAAGATTGCTAATTTAGAATCTAAAGTTAGAAAAAAGTTTGAATGGTATATGTATCTACCACAAGAAGGAAAAGATGTAATTGTAAATCTTTGCTATCAACTGGGAATTAATGGATTTTCAAAATTTAAAAAGACAATATATTTATTAGAAACAGAGCAATATGAAGAAGCATCAGTAGAAATGTTAGATTCTTTATGGGCAAAACAAACACCAAGAAGGGCAAAAGAATTAAGTGAGGTTCTAAGATCATTATGAATAAAAAAGAAACAGAGGTGGTTCTTACACATCTGGAATACATTAAAGAAAAAGTTGGTGCAAATTATAAACATTTAGAAAAATTAAATGGCAGAGTATCAAAGAATGAATCTGCTATATCAAGGATTATGGGAGTAGGGGCTGCAATAACATTTGCTATTGCAAGTGTTTTAGGGTATTTTATAAAGGAATAACTATATGGAACTTGTTTGTCCTAATTGCTTCAGTTTACAATTGGTAAAAGAGGGTTGGCACAGAGGAAAACAAAGGTATAAATGTAAGAAATGCCAACATAAGTCAGTTTATCCACTATCACCTGATGATGTAGATATAATTACATCAAATGTAAAATTAGCAAAACAAAAACAATCATTACAAGATTTAAATAGAATTGAAAGAAAAGCATTTAGAGAATATGCAAGAATAGAAAATGCAGTATCTAAATACAATTACAAACTAACAGAGATTTTTGACAATTATAAGTTAAGTAAACTAACTAAATCACATAAACAAAAAAGCAAGGCTTGTGGTGTTATCCAGTTTAGTGATGTGCATTTTAATGAATTGGTTGATTTAGAGCATAATAAGTATGACTTTAAGGTTGCATCTAAAAGATGTAAATACTTTGTTAAAAGGGCAATATCTTTCTTTAAATCACAAGATGTAAGCAATATACTTGTAGCAATGACAGGTGATTTGTTAAATAGTGATAGAAGGTTAGATGAATTACTTAATATGGCTACTAACAGAGCAAAAGCTACTTTTTTAGCAGTAGATATATTTCAACAGATTATTTTAGAGTTAAACAAACACTTTAATGTATCAGTAGTATCAGTTACAGGCAATGAATCAAGAGTAAAGAAAGACTGGGGCTGGAGTAATATGTTAGCTTCTGATAATTATGATTATACTATATTTAAAACATTAGAATATTTATTTAAAGATAGTAAGGTTAATTTTATACAAGGTGATCCAACTGAGATGGTAGTTGAGGTTGCAGGACAAAATTTATTGTTATTACATGGTAATGGTTCTATTAAAAAAGGCATTGACACAAGTATCACTCAAATAATGGGAAGATACAAGTCAAGAGGGTTAAATGTAGATTATGTTATTTTTGGACATATACATTCTGCAAGGGTGGGTGATACATTTAGTAGAAGCAGTAGTATGGTAGGAGCAAATGATTATTCTGAGAAGGCATTAAACTTAGCAGGTAGAGCATCACAGAATTGTTATATCTTCTATGAGAATGGCAATAGAGATGGAATAAAGATTGACTTGCAAAACTATGATAATGATATGTATGATATAGACAGTTCTTTAGAATCATACAATGCAAAGAGTTTGAGCAAAGTTAATCAAGGAACAACAATATTTAAAGTAATAGTATGATAGGAGTATATGGACACAAAGATTATAGAGGACTTGTTAGGAGAATACAGTTGGCTTATTATAACTGGATTTGTGTTTTTAATAGCAAGAAATACTTTAGAATCTGCAATAAGTGGACTTAAAGTATTTTTAGGTGATGATTTAAATACTGATGATGTTATTATTATAAATATAAATGGTGAATCAAGACCTTCAAGAGTAGTGAGATGTGGTTTATGGAAAACAATACTATTTGTATATGAGGTAGGTTGTGCAGATGGTAAGCCTTATATTAAAGGTGGTAACAAGGTTGCAATACAGAATGATGCTTTAAAAGATTATGTAATTGAAAAGCCTTTACCAATGTTAGATTTAAAGAAATGGGAAGATTGTAGTAATGATTAAAGTGATTTTATTTGGATTAGGATTTTGTGTTTTTTTCTTTGGTGGAATTATATTAATAGATAAGGGGTGGATAAATAAAGATGACTTTAGATAAACAGATAGATATATTATGGAAGGCTCTACATAAACAAGGTAAGTATATAGAGAATCTTGAAATAATTGTAGCACATTTAAAGATAGATTCACACCCTCCAGTATTTAAAGAAACACAATTTAAAGAATTAAATGAAAGATTGAAATATGTGGAAGCATGGATCAATAACATAGAACTAATAGAAAAAGGAGAGTATAACTAATGGACTTTTTAATGAACAATTTAAACTTATTAGCAGGTGGTGGAGCAGGAGCATTAGCAATTTGGGTTTTAAAAAGATTGCCTAATGAAGAACTATATGGTTGGGTAAACAAAACAGGTAGCTTTGCAGGTGTAGCAATTACACTTGGATTAGCTAAATGTAAATGGACTAAGAATTTATGGAACTCAACAATAGAACCATATTTTGTGGATTTAATTGAGAATACATTTAAAGCATTTTTAGATGGATTCTTAAAAGGACTAAGGAGTGATAACTAATGCTACAAATATTATTAGGTAAATGGATTGCCAAAAAAGGTGGAGTTGCAGTATTATTAATGGTAGGTAATTTAATAACCAAAGTAACAAAATCTAAAAAAGATGATGAACTGTGGGCAAAGATTAAACCTATAATAAAGAAGTACAAGTAATGTCAATATCATCAATTAAAAAAGCATTAAAGAGTGTTTTTCAAGGGAAGCTAAAAAACTTAGTTTCCCTTGCTGATGATAGTCCTAATTAAATTAAATGTTTTAAAAAATAATTAATATGTTATATTATAATATCAATAAAGGTAAAAATTTATGAGTTTAACAGGAAAATCACCATCAGAAACATACAAAGATATTGCTTATGTAGATAATAGCAACAATGGTGTTACTACTTCTTTAAAGCAAGTTAAGACAGGTAATGGTTCAAGCACAGCATTACAAGTTTCTGATAGGTCTTTACAAGTTAAATCAGCTACAAACAATACAACAGCATTAGATGTTCAAAATGCAAGTGGAACAAGTAAGTTATTAGTAGATACTACAAACAATTATGTTAAAGCAAATGGTGTTCATGTTAATACTCAATATGCACATTTTGGTATAGGTAGTGGTGATTCTGTTTTTGCAGGTGCATTAGCTGATAATCATTATGCAGTTCCATTTAATGGTTATGTAAATCAAGCCTTAGTATCAATGGGAACAAGCACAAATCCTGACACAAGTTTAACTATAGCAACAACAGCAGATGATGTGACTTGTTGTTATTGGTTTATTATGGATAGCATTACAATAGACAGAGTTGTTTGGTGGTCAGGAGCAGATGCTTCTTCAGGTGATACTACAAGATGCCATTTAATGAGTTATGATATAGATAGAAACAATATATCAGCAGGTGGTGATTTGTCAAATGGAGTTGTATTAGCAGATGGTGCAGATATAACAAATATAGGTTATGAGCAATCATATTATCAACAATTAACAATACAATCAGCAGATGTTACTGCTGGTAAAGTTGTTTTATTTACACTCAGATCTGATTCAGTAAATTCAGATTTTTCAATTAATGCAACAATTAAATATCATATTACAGGTTAAGGAGAAAGATGGCAAATAAAAAATTTACAACAAGTTTAACAATACAAGCAGAAAAGACTTATGATTGTAGTTTGTCAAAGAACTACACAGATGTTTTTTCTATTAACCAAGAATTAGATAATGCAGATGCTTTTGTTACATTGGTATCAGGTGGTTCATCTAAAGCAACAAACACAATGGCTTCTGCTAAAGCTATCTTATTAAAGAATAATAGTAATATTGCAGCAGAGTTATTAATTACTGTTATGGAGTGGAAAGATAGTAGTGATACTGATGTTTATAATAGTGTTGATTTAGGACCAGGTTCTGCAACAAGTTTTAGAAGTTGGTCTTTTTTACTACCTGCTGGTGAGTTTATGTATTTGCCTAATAATAGAGTTTTAGCTTATGCTTCTGATGTTGGAACTGCTTATGAATCTGCTGCTAAAGCAAGTGATGGTGCTATTTCAACTGAGCCTTTAGATATTAATAGTGCTAATGAATATGCAGATTCTACTGCTGATTTAGATCATGCTACAAGTTCTGGTATGGGTAGTGATGTAACAGTAGTTGATTTATATATGGAAGATGGACATTCTAAATTTTTTAAAGTAGGTGATTTAATACAAGTAGAAACAGAAATTATGGAAATAGAATCATTAGGTGATGGTTCAAACTTAGCTAAAAGTAAAGCAGTTGTTAAAAGAGGTTTATTAGGCTCTACTGCTGCTACACATGCAGATGATGTTGCTATTAACTTTTTCTTTGGTAATGAGCATTTAAAATACAATGTTGGTAAATGTATGTCAGATAAAAAAGGAAGATTTAAACAAAGAGGTGGATTCTTTTCTAAAGCAAGAACAAGTGATACTAAAGTAGATGGACTTGTTCCAGGATCAGTTGCAATAGGACCTTTTTATACAGAAGGTGGTTATTTAGATTGGGGTTTAAATGGT